GCCGTGGCGGAGTCCGAGGTCGACCATCCACGCCACGCCTAGCGAGGTCTTGCCGGATCCGTAGCCACCAGACACCACACGGATGCCGGGGCCACGGTCGGCTAGCACCATGAGGTGCTTGTCGCCCATGACGACAGATGCCCGCTTCACTTGATGACAGGCGTGAAGTCGACGCCGTCGACGCTGTCAGCAGCCGCCGTAGTCATGCGGCCAGGCGGACCGTAACGAGCGGGATCGAGGGCCGCGAGTAGCGTCACGATGGCGGAGCGGTCGCCAGCGTCGGCGAGTTCCTTCAGCTGGCGTTCAAGGTCGGCGACGGAGACGGGGGGCAGGTCTTCTTCGACAGGCTCGGGTTCAGCGGCCCACTTGGCATGGGGCGCTAGCGCATGGCCCAAGAGGAACCGGCGACACGCCGCACGCAACTCGGGTTGTGCCTCCATGACGAGAGACGCCACGTTATCGGGCACGTCGTCACCGGGCGCAACAGCGGCCTCGGGTCGACCGACACCGATAGCGTATTCGATCCGTAGGCAGTCATAGGCGCCACCGCGCAACCAATGCGGCAGGGGAAGGCGCCCAGCCTGCTTGCCAGATAGGCGAGGCTTGCTGGGATAAGACGTTGTCACGCGACAAGTATGCCACGCATTGGCACAGAAACGCAACCGCTAAAAGACCGAACGCCACTCTCACGGAATTGTGACAGTGGCGCTCACGCGTTGTTGCTTAGGCTACGCACCTTGAAAGTGCACCAAAGTGAAACCCCCGTCAAGCGGAATGCTCGCCGGGGGCTAGTGCGTCGACACCGGGGTCAGGTTAGCCAATGTCGACAGGCTCATCAAGGCGCATCGCATCGTCCACCAGCATCCGCAGCACAGCCGATGCAGGACAGCCCCTAGAAGCCAACCAGGCGGCTTGGGCTGGAGTCAACGAGACTTGGCAGGTGTGAGCACGGCCAGATGGTGCGAGGCGTTTAGGGCGGGTTTGGCGAGGCTTGGGAGTGTCGGCCGGATTGGGGTTGACCCAGCGCTTGAATTCTTGATTTTCTTTTGGGGTCTTGATCACGGTGTCTCCAGAAAGAAAGCCCGCCAGTGTGGCGGGCTTGGGGGGGGGTCAAACGGCTTTGGGCAAGCGAATACGCGCCATGGTTTCGCCAAAGCCGCCTGAGACGCTGTAGGGGGCTGCAACCTCGGACCACGCTTGCCACTTGTAGCCGTAGCGAGGGTCTTGGTATCGCGCCCGCTTGAACCATTGGCCGTCGGCGCGCTGTGCGTGTTCAATGCGGCCCGTGTAATCGCCCGTGTAGCTGGTCAGAACTTTGGTCATTGTCTGTCTCCCGTTTGCGTCCCGCGTCGTTGCGTGCTCGTAGGCCCACTATGCAGCACAGTGGAGACAGTGTCAAGCATAGAAGCGAGAAATAAATATGGGGGCTTCCCAAAGCCAGATTAGGCGCATTCCTGAACATTTGTTTCGTATGTAGATGATCTGTCCGACAGATCACGCGAGCCCAAAAAGAAAACGCCACCCATTGGGTGGCGTCATCAACCTGATCCCGCAGTGGGGAGACGTCGGGACTAGGTACGGGGTCGAGCCCGTGGGGGGAGTCTACCGATTAGGCGATGAGAGTCAAGGCCATTGGCGCGCCAACAGGTTGAAATATCGACTCTTTTGGATTTAGAAAAAGACTATCTATCTGGTTATATAACCAGAGAACTTCTTTCTTCATTCATAGGTGGTGCGACGCACGTACACCTATAAGGACCCTCGTTGAAGAATGAAGGAAGGGGAGGCAAACTGCCGCACTTCCTGTTTTCCAACAAGGGACCTCACAACCCTAGCCTATTTCAACTTGATTGTCACGCCAGAACGGCCACCTGTTGCGACCTTAGCCACAATCAACCGATCTTCTTGCCTCAGTCGGTCTAGGACTCCATCCAACGCCATTGCGTCCAGACGTTGGCAAGCTCGCAGAAGTTGGGACCGTTGCACCCATCCGTCGGCATCGCCCAATCGCATCATGGCGGATTCGACGTAGGATATCTGTCCTGCAACGTCGTTCCATTGCGGCGCCTTGTGGTCGCGCAATGACCGGGCGATGGTCCAACTTGACGCCTCAACGATTCTAATCGCGCACTCAACCACCGCCTCCGTCACCACCGGCCAAGCAGGCCACTGACAGCGTAGGATGGCCAGAGACAGCGCAACGCGTGTTGCCTGTTCCGCACATCGGCCAAGCAGCGCCGCAGGCACGTCGCCCTGTTGTGGTTCGCGTCGGCGCTCGTCGCAGTGCTCTGCATAGTCCGCCAGCAAAGCAGCGCCGCCGCCATCCTCGACTTCGTCAGCCTGGTACATGCGCAGCAGAGCGCCGGTAGCTGCGTCGCCCTGTTCAGGGTACCGCTTGTGCCACGTCTCATGGGAGGCCCGACACGCTACCACGGCTTCCTTGACGGCCACCGGGATGGACCCACTACCGGGCGCCGCCCGCTGGCGCCTTGGGAGCTCTAGCAGCCCCTCGCACCAGAGATGCCGACCCATGAAACCATCATCAACAGCCATCTGCCCAATGGCATCATGCAAAGCTGCTGGCGTGCTCGAGCCGAAGATTGACAACGCCGGGGCCGTGATCGTCCGGTCTTTGCCGCCTCGGGTGGCGGACGTGGCGGCAACGTAGGAGCCGGTCCCAATGGTTGCCATGGTCAGCAACAGCGCCCGCATGTCCCGTTGATGGCCCGATCTGGCGTCAAACAGCGCCTTGAGCCGGGGTCCGTATTCGTCAAGCACGAGAAGCAGGCCGGTGCCGTAGTTGGTGGCCTCTTCGATTCTCGTGATCGTGCTCACGGTTGAGGACAGATCATTGGCACCGATCGATCCTGGCCAGATTTCCCGCAAGACTTGGGACAAGGCACCTTGTGGCCGTCCCTTGCCGGTTGCTGTTGGCGCTACGGCACACACGATCTGCGCCGATGTGGCCCGGTCAAAGGTCCAGCGGCGGGCACCAAGAGCAGACCCAAGCGCCACGAGCGCACCCAAGGTCAGCCCCGGTTGTGGATAATCGGCGCCGTCAAGCACCCATGCCGGGAATGACTCGCAAAGCCCGCCAAGCGCCCGCACATCGTCAAGCAACGACCATTGCGCATCGTCGTCCGGCTCCGGCAGCCTGACAAACTGGCGTGCTGGCGTGCTGTCAACGACAGCGTCGACGATCTCTCCCTCGACTTCTTGCCCAGTGATCTGCATGCCATTTAGTGCGTCGTCGAATCGCGACACCAGCATGTGGCCAGTGCTGTTCCCTTTGGGGTCCGGCTTGGACGCCGCTTCCTTGGCTTTGTGCTGCAACTCCTTTTGAGACCACGGCGGCGAACATCGTTGAGACCATTCTGCCATGACGTCGATGATCTCTGACTCGCACAAGCCAAAGCCCGTGGCGCACGCCCTCGCGACTTTCATTGCAGCGGTATGGCCGCCACTGCCAGAAATGGCGCCAGGCATGCGAGCAACGTAGGCCCGCGCCCGTTCCAACCGCCGCGATGGATCGAACACGCTAGACGGCAGGATCTGCTGTGCTGGCGCTTTGGGTCGCTTGTAGGCCCGCATCGCCTCGAGCACCCATGTCGGGATGGGAGCCGGTTCAACGTCGCAGAGCACATCATAGGTTCCAGCCGCTGTCGTGGAGCCGGGGCCAACAACGTAGCCACCAATCCCGCGAGTGTCGACGTCATCAAACCCTAGGCAGCCCTTCGCCTTTTGCGTGTTGCGCAAAACGTCGTCGTCGTCGCCTCCCTCTGGCATGGCGTAGTAGTAGTGAAAGCCTCCTCGTGGTGTTTGCACAATCAACGTCGGATCCATGCGCTCATGGATCGGGTGAGCCGGATCGGCGCTGTCGACGTCGACGACGAACAAGCCCGATGACCGACCACAAGCAATGCCAACAGCACACGTCGGATAGGGCCTGAAGAGCGCCCGCACCTTGTCGGCATCGTTGCTGGCGACGACGTCCCAAGCGTCGACAATCGGGCGCTTCTGCTTGCCGATGGGGAAGACGGCCCAGCCGTTGTTGGCGAGGGAGAGGGCAAGATCGAGGCTAGTCATTGTTTGACCCGATAACGGAAACGACATCAACAAAGCGGCGAGCACCAGCGCCGAGCGCCTTGCCGACCACGTCTTTTTTGTCGTTGACGACGACAAACCATTGATCTCCGTTGACAGAGTATCCATCGAAAAACTGTTGCTGGCCAAGGTACGACCAGATGTTCAGGCACCCGGACGACTCTCCAATGGTTGTGACGTCATGTTCAGCAAAGCAGTGTGTTGAGATCAGATGGTTGATGACGTCGACGATTCGTAAATCGTGGTCTTCGTCCCACTCAATCACAAAGCGCCAGATGTATTCATTGCAGACTGTCTCGCAGACAGAAAAGTTTGGCGTCTCGCCAACGACGACGAAAAACGATGAAAGCTGTTTCATTTTCTACCTCTGGACTTTCGGCCCGGTCTTGGTGGCGCCTTTCGAGCGCCACGGTTCTGCCCTGCATATCACATGCAGAGTCAAAAGGGGATCTCTTCGTCTTCGTCCCACGTAGCGGCAACGAGCGCCGGTCCGTGGTCGACCGCTACGATGCGCGTGTAGTCTCCGTCGGGAATCGTCTTGATGGCGACGACGCGGCGCATGTAGCCCTGGTCCATCAGCGCGACGGCTTCGCTTGCGGTGTCCGGCATGTCGACGCCACAGACGTTTTCTTTCCACCATGCAACAGCTTTGTTGTAGGCGAATCCGTCGTGTTCGATGCACACCCATTCACTGGCGACCTTGACTGCAACAGGAGCCATTTCAAGAAAGCTAGCCTCGTTGTAGTATTCAACACGCATCGTCGACGGTGCATCGGCGTTGCCTTTTTTGCGATGCACAGCAAACCGGACAGACGTGATCTCATGGATCGTCGCGGTCGGCTTTATCGTCGGCCCTGACAGGATCGGGAGGTTGCTCGCAATGGCGTTTGCTTTCTTCTCTGGTGGCGGGAACTCGCTGTCACACTCGGAGCATGCACGAGCCGACGTCGGCTGCATCGCCATGCACACCGGGCAGATTTTGACTGGAGCGTCGCCGTCGCCCTTGCCTTTCGTCGCTTCCTTGACCCGCACGGCATCCACAGGCCCATGACGGGCCACGTTCGCGCCGTAGTCGAGGATCACGCAGTCGCCCTTGCCATCTGCAATACGCATCCCTCGCCCGACGATCTGCTGGTAGAGCGACGTCGACTGCGTAGCGCGCACGATGGCCAAGACGTCCACCACCGGGGCATCGAAGCCCGTGGTGAGCACGTCGCAGGAGGCCAGGGCGGAAAGTTCCCGACGACGGAAGCGCCCGATGATGGACTGACGGATCATCTGTTCTGTCTCGCCCGTGATGACCTCGCAGGAGTGCCCACGATCCCGCACAGCGTCCGCCAGATGGTTGGCGTGGGTGACGGAGCACCCGAACAACAGCGCAGACGTCCGGCCAGCCTGTAGCGCCTCGTGGACGTCGTCGGCCACCTTCTGCGTCACCTCTTCGATGTCGGCAGCAAGCTCGAGGTCTCGAGCCGCGAACTCGCCCATGCGCGTTGCCACTTGCGACACGTCGATCTGCGTCGATGCCGTGCCAGTCACGAGCGGAGACAAGAAGCCATCACCAATCAACCGGGCGACGTCGCAACGGTAGACAATCGCCGTGAACAAGGCGCCTTCGCCTTGCGTCAAATAGCCCTGCCCGAGCCTGTGAGGTGTGGCAGTCAACCCAACGATCCGCAGGCCAGGATTGATGGCCCGCAGGCCTTTCACCATCGTCTGATACTGCCCGTCTCCCTCTGGCGGGATGAGGTGGGCCTCGTCGACGATGAGCACATCTACGTTACCGAGTTGCTCCGCCTTGCGCGCCACGGTCTGCACACCACAGACCGTGATCGCAGAGACGCCGCGCTTCTTCAGGCTAGCGGACCAAACAGCCATCGGTGCCTCTGGCCACATCTTGCGGACGGCGGCAGAGTCTTGATCGATCAACTCAGCGCGGTGCGTTGCGATGACGACGCGCCCGCCGCAATCCTGCACGACAAACCGGGCAAGTTCGCCAAGGACCGCCGTCTTGCCGCCGCCTGTTGGGATCTCCACGAGCGGATGCATGCCGCCCTTCTCCCAGTAGGCGATCACAGCGTCGACGGCTTCTCTCTGGTATCCACGTAGTTTCATGAGCGCACCCTAGCGCCGTTTGTCGGCTAATTCAACTTTTCTTGTTGACACGATGGCGGCATGTGCTTAGGTTCCATTTCACAAAGAGGTGAAACGTGATTGCGAAGAAGAGCCTGAAGGACGCCATTGAAGCGCGTGCCCCTAAGATCATTGTCTACGGCGGTAGCGGCGTAGGGAAGACCACCCTCATTGCGTCGCTTCCGGGCAAGTTGTTGATTTTGTCGTCAGAGTCGGGCTTGCTTTCGTTGGCTGGAGCGGACCTTGATGCAGATGTGGTCGAGGTCTCCACTATGGATTCGTTGCGTGCTGTCTATGCGGAGTTGCGCAGCGGCGACCACGGTTATGATTGGGTCATTCTCGACAGCGTTTCTGAGATTGCAGAGGTCGTGTTGTCTGCCGAAAAGGCCAAGACAAAAGATCCTCGCCAAGCCTACGGCGCTCTTCAGGATGAGATGATCAAGATCATGCGAGCGTTTCGCGACCTCGCATGTGGCGTCTATTTTTCGGCCAAGTTGCACGTCAACAGGGACGAGGCCACCGGGCGCGTTAGCTACGGTATTGGCATGCCAGGCAGCAAGTTGGGCGAGGGAATTCCCTACCTCTTTGACGAAGTCTTTCGCATGATCGTGATTGACGAAGACGACGGACGCGGTGGCAAGGTGTCGGCCCGCTATTTGATGACCTGCACCGATGGAAAGAGCGTGGCCAAGGACCGTAGCGGTCGCCTTGACGCCCTCGAGGTGGCGGACCTTGGCGCCATCGTTGCCAAGATCAAGGCCTGACAACACGCCCACCGGAGCGCATCCGGTCCAGCCTCACACGGGGGATAGGCGCCCGTCACAGACAACGAGAATGCAGATGAGCGATTGGAACAGCGGCAACGATGACGGCGACCTTGGCGCCCTTGGCTTTGATTCCGACGAGGTCGAAGCGCCAGAGTTTACGTTGCTTGCGGACGGGCGTTACCCACTGATCTGCACGTCAGCTCGTGTGGAGCCGTCGAAGAACAATTCCAGCACCATCATGGCGAACATTGAAGAGACTGTCGTTGATGGTCCTGGCGCCGGTCGCAAGGTGTGGTCGCGCTACATCGTGGCCCACGAGAAGCCCGACGTGATGGCTCGAGGTCGCGCCGACATCAAACGGATGATGCAGGCCTACGGCGTTGGTGGTGCCAGCCTGACACCCATTGTCGGTCTGGAATGCATCGGCGCCGTCACCACCGAAGCAGCGAAGGGTGACTTCGCCGCCAAGAACAAGGTCAGCCGTCGTGAGCCGTCAGGCAATGCTCGCCAGCCTGCACCAGCGGCAGCAAGCAAGCCCGCCGCAGCAAAGGCGCCACCTGGTTTCCTTGCCAGCCGGAAGGGGTGACACGTGATCGTGTGGCAACGACGAGACGGCACACGGATCGAACTCGACGGCGAGCGCCTACGGGTGCTTCGTCTTTTAACGGATCAGACACAGGCCGATGTGGCAGAGCACATCGGTTGCACATCGGCTGCTGTGTCGTCGTGGGAGACAGAGGCCCGATGTCCGTCGTTGCCGCAGATTGAGCGCATCGTTGATCTATTTGGCAAGAAACTAGAGCGCAGCGGCGCTCTTCGCGTGGTGAAAAAATGACAAAATCAGCAATAGCAAAAGAGACCGAAAAGGTCGGTTCACAGAATCTTGTTGGCTTGTTCTTCGTTGGCGATGTTGGCGACCGTCGAGGCCATCAAGGCCATGTGCTGGCGTACCTTGTGAATGGCTTCTACCTTGTCCAATTCTTCAGTTGGGTGATGGGAGACCCAACTAATAAAGGCGTCGTCAGGTTGGAGGATCTGTTGCAAGCAGAGTTCTATACCGATCACGGCCAATGGATTGAAGCAGGCGAGAACCTGACGCGCCGGAACATGGCCAAGGTGAAACAATGATCATCTACCTCGACACCGAAACCGTACCGTCTTCACGTCTTGACGTCGCAGAGCACTACGCCGCCAAGCATTTTGATCCCGACGACATCGCCAAGGCCGCCAAGAAAGCAGCAGCCGACCTCGACAAGACCAGCCTGTCTGGCTTGTTTGGCGAGCTTGCTGTGATCAGTTGGGCCAACGACGACGATGAGCCCTGCACGTTGACTCGCAACTTCTACCGCGCCGATGGTGAGCGCGAGATGCTGGAAGCGTTCGCAGAGTGTGACGTGGAGGGTGATCACATCGTCGCCCACAATGCCGAGTTTGATCGGAACATGATTCGTCAACGCGCCATCGTGCTCGGGGTCAAACTGCCCCGCGTTTACTCGGCTACCGACGTGAAGCCGTGGGAATCGCGGTGGCGCTGCACCATGGCCATGTGGACCGACTCGCGCACGGGCAGGGTGAGCCTGGATGACCTGTGCTTGGCTTTCGGCCTCCCCGGCAAGGGTGGCGTCGACGGCTCCATGGTGGCGGGCATGGTGCGTTCTGGTCGCATCGACGAGGTAGCAGCGTATTGCGCCGACGACGTGCGACGTGTTCGCTCGATTTACCAGAGGATGGTGAGCCGTGGTTGAGAGATCCGAACACATCGAGCAGCGCGAGTTCGTGCAATGGGTGCGGCAGATGACGCCACTGCTGGTGATCGCAATCCCGAACGGTGGCAAGCGCGGCAAGCTTGAGGCCATTCGCCTGCGAGCGGAGGGGGTGACGGCTGGCGTTCCCGACCTCCACATTCCACGGTTCGCCCTGTGGATCGAGATGAAGGCGAAGGGTGGTCGCTTGTCTCCGGTCCAAAAGGAGATGCATGAGCGCCTGCGTAGCGAGGGGCAAACGGTGGTGACGTGCTTTTCAACGGAAGAGGCGATCAACGTCGTGACCGCTCGTATGGAGGACGTCGGGATTGTCCCGACGCGGCAACCGATTAGGAAGATGGTGAAGACGTGACTCACGACAAAGGCAGCGGGATCAGACCACGCGACAACAGACCATCATGGAGGCTGCCGGGAACCCCAGCCACTGACGACGGGTCGCCCCTGTGGCAGGCCATCGCCAAACTACCAAAGAAGAAGGCCAAGAAATGACAAACGAGGAAATGGAAAACGCCATCGCCAGCGCCCTCATCGCCGCTGCCATCGTGGCGCACGAGCGGCGCGCCAAAGCACGCAAGGGAAAAAACAAGCACGCCACCGAAGCAGCCGATGCCATGTGCGCACACATCGACATTGCCCGTCGGGCGCTCGGAGCCCTTGAGAGGTGTGAGCCAATGAGGTTCGTCTCCTTTGCCGAGTTCATCAAACAGGACACGCCATGAGCAAACGGTATTGGTGTCCGACGTGTGGCGAGATGGAGTCGTTCGTCTTCCTTGGGATCGCCAACGCAATCAAACACCGCGACGGTTGCACCTTGCGAGAAATCCCCGTCGTCGAGCCCCTCGCCGTGCCAGAGGTGACGACGTGGGGTGAGTCGGGGGGAGTGGATGCGGTGTGTCTGAGTGTGTATTTCGACGACACGATCTACCTCCGTGGTCGGTTGTTTGCGCCTGCTGACCGCAACATCGTCACCGCCATCAACTACGTCGCAGGGGTGAAGAGATGATCGACCTTAGACTTGGCCGCTGGCAGGACACGCTGGCCGAAGTGACGACGTGTGATGCGGTGATCTGTGACCCGCCGTATTCGGCTAGGACGCATGAGGGGCATGATGGTTCGACGGACGTCAGGGCCAAGACAGGGTGGACCCGTGCCGACGGGTATTTTGAGAAGCCATCGAATCCAAGCAGCACCAGACGTAGTATCAACTATGCCACCTTCACCCCCGACGACGTCCGCGCTTTCGTCGACTCGTGGGCGCCCCGCTGCAAGGGCTGGTTCGTCGCCTTCACGTCTCACGACCTCGTGCCCGACTACACCGCCGCCCTCGAGGCCCACGATCGGTACGTCTTCGCGCCGCTGCCGTTCTTCTCGCCAGGGTCGCGCGTGCGCCTCTCTGGCGACGGGCCCAGCTCATGGACGTGTTGGATCGTTGTCGCCCGTCCACGGGCAGCACCGTACGCCAAATGGGGCACGCTGCCGGGTGGCTACGCGGGCACCAGCCCGCCATGTGAGGTGGTCGGCGGAAAACCGGAATGGCTCATGCGCGCCATCATCCGCGACTACTCCCGCCCCGGTGATCTGATCGTCGATCCGTTCTGCGGCTCCGGCACAACGGCCCTTGCCGCCGCATCAGAAGGCCGTCGCTGCATCACGAGCGAGGAGCTCCCGGCCCACCATGAGATCGCTCGCAAACGGATTGCGCGGGGCTACACGCCGGATCTGTTTTGATAAAACCGCATCCCAAAGCCCCAGAAAATAAATCTCGACACAGTGCTTGACATTATTTGTGCGCTGCGTAGAATGGACTCACGGCGCCAAACACGGAGCCGCAACAGGGAGACAGACAATGACCAGCATCATCATCAGCATCAACAGCGACCTCGACTCCGTCACCTACGCCACCGACACCGACGCCGAAGTGCAGATTGCTCGCCAAGCGTTGCGCGACGCTGGCCTGGCCTACGAGGACGAGTGGGTTGGCTTCGGCGACGACGCCGTCAAAAACGGCAACAAACTGTT